ATGATGTCTGAAGCTTCCAAGATGAAGGAAGAGATGGATGCCATGGAGAAGGAAATGAAGGGCAAGTGTGATTCCGCTGAGGGTCGTGCTGATGCTCTAGAGCAAGAACTGGAAGCCGTGAAGGCTGATCTGGAAGCTGCTAAGCAAGTGAACGTGGATTCGCTTGTGGAAGAGCGCATTGCTCTGATCGACAAAGCTCGCATCAATCTTGATAGCGAGTTTGATTTCGCTGGCAAGAGCGCCCGTGAAATTATGGAAGCTGCGATTAAGCACGTTCGCGGCGATTCTCTGGATCTGTCGGAGCGTTCCGACGATTACGTGCAAGCAATGTTCGACACTCTGACTGAAAACGCCGTTCGCGGTGATTCCGTCAACACTGACGAACTGCGCAAAGCTGTTGCCTCCCTGGCAACTCCCGTTGCTGCTCCTTCTTCCTACATGGAAAAGCTGCAGAACGCTTGGAAAAATCCCCTCTCCGTTTCTAAGGAGCGCTGATCCATGGCCGTTACTTTTACCACTTCTGGTACTGCCTCGGCGGGCGGCGTGCAGCAGGCTTACGCTCTGCAGCATGATGCTCTGCTTGAAGGTCAACTGTCCGACATTCGCGACAATACCATTGGCACCTACGTAAACGAAACCGCCGCTGCGCTGGCTTTCGGTAACGTCGTGGTGTACAACAACGCTGGCACTGTCGCCAACTCTGCTACCACCATCTCTGGTGCTTCTGATACCGTTCTCGGTATCAACGTCCTCACCTATGTGGATGAGAAGGCTGAAGATGCCGATGGTCGTCCTGGCGTGAAGACCCAGCAAGTTTGCAACGTTGCCAACGAAGGCGCTGTTGCCGTGTACGTGACTGGCGCTGTTACTCCTAAGAGCGTTGTGCGCGTGCTGTATTCGGCTTCTGGCCACTACCAGCGGCATTGCCATTCTGGAGCTGAACGGTCCGAGCTTCACCCTCTCTGCTGATTCCTGATAGGAGGTATCACGATGACTGATTTCCGTATGGATGAAGCTGGTCTGTTTCTTGAGCGCCAGCTTGAATTTATCCGCCCTCAGGTGTTTGAAGTCACTTACGCTGACATCAAATACCCCACCATCCTGCCTGTGACCAGTGAGGCTGGCCCTGGTGCTCAAACCTTCACCTATCGGGTGATGGATTCCACTGGTGAGTTTAAGCTCATCGCTGATGCTGCTGATGATCTGCCGCGTGCTGACATCAGCCAAGTGGAGAAGAGCATCAACATCCGCTCCTTCGGTGGTTCGTTCGGTTATACCGTTCAGGAACTGCGTGCCGCTCAAATGGCCAATATCGCCCTTGAGCAGCGTCGTGCTTCTGCCGTGCGTCGTGCCTATGAAGAGAAGGTGGAATCTGTTGCGATGTTCGGTGAGGCTTCCGTGGGTCTCTCGGGCTTCTTCAACAACAGCACTGTTGATGTGATTGCTGCTGATAAGTGGTTCACCAGTAGCGGCACCACTGCTCAGGAAATGCTGGAACTGCTGAACTATGGCGTGACCGCCATTGTGAATGCTTCCAAGATGAAGGAGCAGCCTGACACCATCCTGCTGGCTTACGAAGATTTCCGTGTGATCTCCACCACTCGGAACTCTGATTCTTCGGACGTGACTGTGCTGGAATATTTCCTGCGCACCAATCCTTATATCACCTCCATTGAGCCCATCAATCAGCTTGACGCTGAGAACAGTGTGCTCAACACCAATCGCATGGTGGTGTATAAGCGCGATCCCCAGAAAGTGCAACTGCACATTCCTCAGCCCCTGGAACTCTTCCCGCCCCAACAGCGTGGTCTTGAGTTCATCGTTCCTGCTCATGCTCGTGTGGGTGGCGTGGCCATCTACTATCCCAAGAGCGTGATTTACGTGCAGGCTTCTAGCTGAGACTGATTAAAGCTTGGGCGTTATGCTTGACGCAGTTCTTCTGAACAATACAAAATGCTGATTGCATATCGCCCTGAGCTTGAAAATCCTCCGCGTGAAGGTGGATTTGGCATTATCACTGAAGCTGGCATGATCCAACTCAGTCCAGGTGTTAACACTGATGTGCCAGATAGCAAATGGGAAGTCGCCAAAGGTAATGGCGTTGTGAAACGGCTGATGAGCCTTGGTGCTATTGAGGAAGTAAAAGCTCCTGCAACTGTAGAAGACATTCCTCATAACATCGAGACGCTTACCAGTCTGCCGATGAACGAAGCTCTTCGCATCATTGATGTGATGTATAAAGAAGAACAGCTTCAAGATTGGAAGAAAGTCGAAGGCCGCGTACGTGTGCGCAGTGCCATTAATAAGCGGCTTGAAGCCATTCGTATTGGAAAGGTCTGATTATGACCGTCACCTACGCCAGTTTTCTTGAGCGATTTCCCGAATTTATTCCCCATCCATCGGGAATTGTTAATGGGGCAATTGCAGAAGCTACGGCCGATGCAAGTGCTGATGTTTTCGGAGATCAAACTGATCGTGCCGTTAAGCATTTAGCCGCCCATATTATTGCCATTCAACTTGCACAAATGGGCGTTCAAATTGGCGCCACTGACGGCAAGGTTTATGGCAAAGGACTTGAGGCTACTCAATATGGCCAAGAGTTCAAACGCATGCTTGAAACCGTCGCAGGCGGCACTTCCATCGGCTTCGTTGTATGACTAACGGTTTAGCCCCACTTGCAAACGCCACGCTTACGTGGTCCGTTGCATCGGGCTATGTCGTTGAGTCTGGCACTGGCAATTACATTGCTATGTCTACTGGCGTTACTTATTACGCCACATTGCAACAGAAGCAGAATCCACGGTTTGATTATTTGCTTGGTGCAGATAGTACGGCTGTTTACATGGAAGGACGCTTGACGAATCCCCTTGCTTTGTCTGGCATCACTCCCGGGAGTTCTGCTTCTGCAATTATCCATGGGAGGGAAGGACGGTTTGAGCTGCTGCCTAACGAGCAAATTGCTGAGCATTATTGGCAGTTTCTCGGCACGCCAATAAGAGGAATTTTTAGACTTGTTGGCAAAGGAAGCGTCTTGAACGCTTAACCGTTTCTTCTTCTCCATTGAGGACAAATGGCACTCTACCATCCCACTGAACTGGTTAAGAGCCAAGACGTGATTGTTCGCGTCGGCTCTATTGCTGGTACGGCTCGTCCCGTAATCACTCAGAGCGGCGCTACGTTCACCGTCAGCGGCGCACCTACTCTCTACACGCTGCAGGCTGCTACGACGGCTTCCGTGGCCTTCAACGACGGCAATCAGGAGTTCTACCTGCTTGGCGGCGGCGGCTTTGCTGACAGCGTGATTGTTACTTCGCAGGCCACTGCTTCTGTTACGTCCTACTTCCAGAAAGATGTAGATGGTACTGTGTTCCTGCCGAATAGCTTTGACGAAGCTTTCCAAGTGATCGCTCAGGGCCGTTACGACAAGAACCACGAAATCTACGTGGAAATCAACAAGCAGCTTGGTTCCAGCGGTACCACTTTCTACTACGATCGTGTGGCCTATGTGGCTCGCGTGATGAACTACAACGAGAGCTATCCTGCTGATAACCTCGTTGAATGCACCTTCGATCTCGTCAGCCGTGGTCGTATCGGCATTCATCAGAACGCTGAGAATACTGGCAGCCTGATTCCGACTGCTCCGAATAGCTGATTTTCCCTCCATAGTTTTGCTAGCCTTCCCTTACGGGGAGGCTATTTTTATGACAATTACTGAGCTACGTGACACCATTGAAACACTGCTTGGGGCTTCTCCTAATTTGATTGGCAAATATATATTTCCAAACAACGCTGAAATTCCTGCAGTGTATGTTGTGGGCCAGAAAAGCGTTCCTTCTGAGTGGAGAGTGAAGGGACTGGAAGTGACGATGCGTCAATACCCAGAGATGCTTCCTGAGGCTGCAGTTGGTGTGGTCAAAATGCTGCAACAATGGGAAGTAATGTTAGTGCAATATAATCCCGATGGCAAGGAAATCACTGATGCAATGGACAGGATGAGCAGGCGTTTTCCTGATGCGACGTTTCGCTTTACTCCTGGTGATGACGTTGCTTACGAGCGTTGCCGTATTGTCATTCCAGATACGATTATCAAGCGACTAATTACGAGCTGATATGGCGCGAATCATTAATCAACAGCTCATCGAAAAAGCTTTATTAGATGCTTTTTCTCAGTGGGCGGAAGAGGATATTAATGATGCACATTGGGACGATCAATTTAAAGAAGATCGATGGAGGTACAGTAATGTAACAAGAAGGAAGAACGGTGAAGAAGTTGGGAGCCCTCGTGATATTTATGATCTTGGCAATTTATATCGAAGTGGTGTTGAAAGCTTTACCTTGACGATAGAAACGGCCAGGGCAAGAGCGAATTGGCACTGGGACGCCAAGAACCAGAGTGGAGAGGAGTACGCCTGGTACGTCCACGAAGGCAGGGGAACCAACGTTACGGCCAGGCCATTCACTGATGACGTTTCCATTCCATCGTCCTTTTTCTTTAAAACTCCTGGCAGGGCATTGCAACTTAGAGTGCAACAGCATCTAAATTCCATCAAGCTCTAACGTGCATATTGATTATTTGAAAAGCGTTGACGGTCGAGCCCATGCGATCAATTGCAAAAAAGATGGAGCTGGATTAGAGATTGGCATCTTTTGCGTGATTGCTATTCAAGAAGACACCATTAGAATTTCAAACGAGCAACATAGTTTTCTCATTGAGTTGCCAAAAGAATTTCGTTCTGGCAGCGATAAAGTGAAAGCCTTCAACGTCGTTTTAGACATCCTTGATCATGAGCAAGTACAGCTTTCTTCTGCAGGGGACTGAGCCTGAGTATTTTGAGCTACTGCCTACGCTGCGGCTGCGTAAATACAACGGCTGGCTAGTCGCTGAGGCAATTGAACAAGAAGAGGCGAGCAAGGCTCAAAGTCAAGCGACAATTCGTGCTGTTCAACTCGCAAAGCGAATTGCTGCCGCCAAAGGCATTGAACTGGACGAAGCTTTTGAACTTCTGCAAGGCGGTTCTGATCTAAATGAAATGGAGCTGCTCGGCGAGTTCACTGAAGAAACGCTGGGCATGATTAGTAGCGTTGGCGGCGTGGAAAGTGGCAATGCTCGACTGGTTACTACTTTTATTCGTTGCCGTGGGGAGGCTCTTATTGAAGGCGAATGGGCTCGCACCGATGATTGGTCTCTGGATGATACCAAATCGATGGGACGTAAGCTGATTGCCAAAGTCCTTGAGTTTGTCGCAGGAGGCAGGAGCAGCAAAAAAATCCAGGAAGACGAAAACCTCTCCAGAGCAGAACGATTAGAGAAGCAGGCAAGGCTGACTCTAAAAAATCTCACCAATTGGAATGAGATTTACTTTCGACTGTCAGCCTCTGACTTTAAGGACGAGCGATGGAATGCAAAGAATTTTGGCATGCAACGAACGCGTGATGTTGTTGCAGCAGTGAAATGGATTGAAAAATACGACATCAACAAATACAATATTGAAAGTATCTCCACGGCAAAACTTGGAGCGGTAGTTGTTGGAGCATTGGCCGGAAAAAAAGCAAAAGCAACTCCTAACGACTTCCTTCCATTTGACACCAAGCTCATCAAGAAAGAGACTGGTGTTACAGACGAAAGTTTAATGGTTCTTCGGCGTTTAATGAAGAAACAACGAATGGATGGAAAACTAATTGGAATGCTTGCAGAAGAGCTAAAGACAATGGCAATGCGTGAGAATAACGAGCAGTAGCTAAACTGCAGAATAATAGGCTTGTTTTGAAGATATGGCAGCGCCTGAACTGCGGCTAGAGGTATCACTTAGCCTCGATACGTTCCGCAGTCAGATGCGGAAATTGGTCAATATCGCCCAATCGGAATTTACTGCTCAGTTAAATATTCGTTTTAATCGTCGTCGTTTAGATGATGAACTTAATAATTTACGCAGGGCAATTGCCAGGCGTACTTACAGGATTGAAATTGGCGGAAACTTAGATACAGCGCCAGACAAGATTAGCACTCTTCAAGCGAGACTAAAAGAGCTTGAAGGCACGAAAATTGATATACCAATTACCGGCATTGCTTCGATCACGAAAAAAGAAGCACGTTCTTTACGTGCAGAGTTGAGAAGGCAGATACTGTCCGAGGGCGGCAAGATTAAGATTCCAGTTGTAGCGGAAGTTCAAACAACGCGTGGCGGCGCTAGGAGCGGATTTGCTGCTAGCCCATTAGGCGCTGCGGGTCTTGAAGAATACATGCGCACTCAGGGCTTTTCCGGAAGCAACGTGCGTGGTGCCGCACAAATGTCTCGGAGTGCATTGTTTGAAAAAACAATCACGGAAGCAAGCTTTAAAGACTTGCAGCGCATGCTGCGAATCGCAGATGTCGCGGGCAGAAGTGGCCTCAAAACCAAGTCTGCAATGCAAGACGCACTGCGGCAATTAAATGAGCAGGCGCAAGAGGCGATTCTTGGCAATCTGCAAATGCGGATGCGTGATGCGCCTCAAGGACCAAACAGGAGTTTTCTTGACAAAGTTGCACGAGCCGTCTTCTGGATGGCTGGTGTTGATCCCGAATATCTAAGGCAGCAAGCAGCACAACGCCGGACGTTGCCTGCCATTAATTTTGAGGCTACACATCCTCGGTCTTATTCCTCCATTGGTCCTTCTAGCACTGGAAGGGCTTTGCCTTTTGGTGCAATTCCTGGGGCGCTACCTGGCAGTGCTTTTGCGCAGCAGAAAAGACTCATTGGGAATCGGCTTGATCTAGAACTAAAGGAAATCCTGAGAGGAGCGGCAAATACTTTTGTTGATTCGGTTCGTGCGGAGTTAAATGCTGATGTTCGTTCCGTAAGCGTGCGGGATCTTGGTAATGTAACGCGAGCGGCTTTATCCCCTCAACGCATCGCTGGACTACTTCCTTCTGGAGTGGGCAGAGTTCCCAATGTTTATGCCAGTGCTGGTGGAGAGGATCGATCGCAGTTATTTGCACGTCGCACGGCGGAGGCTTATGCGCGATCTGCCTTGCGCGGTGTTGATGTAATGGCAGAAGGGCGAGGCGGTGGTCCTAGTCGCCCGTACTCTTACGCCTACAGGAGTCCTCGCCCTCAGGGGGCAATAACCCCTTACGAGCGTGGTGCGATTACAAGAGTTGGCGCTGTAGAACAGACTACCCCTCAGTTGGGAGTAGAACAGACTACCCCTCAGTTGGGAGCGGAGCGCATTGGACAAATCAGAGAATTCGTAACAGCTTTTCGAGGTATTGAACCACTACTCAAACAGACTCGTATTCCATTAGCTGGCGCAATTAATGAATTGGCTGGTGAATTTGGCTTCGCTGTTCAGCAAGTGCTATTGTTCGGGACTGCTTATAAAGCCCTTGCTTTTTTTACAAATCTTCCCGCGCAAGCATTAGAAGCATCAAAGCAACTTCAGTCTTTCAACAATCAATTACTTGCCATCACTGGAACCGCCAGCAATGTAAAACGTTCAACTGACTTTATCAATGAAACAGTTAGCACCTTTAACGTACCACTGCAAAGTGCTCGGGAAGGGTTTTTACGACTTTACGCTTCTATGCAGCCAGCGGGCATGGATGCAGGTGTTATCGAAAATTTATTCGTCGGCATTTCTCAAGCCTCTGCAACTCTTGGGTTAAGTGCTGATCAAGTAGATCGCGTGACTTATGCCTTCTCTCAGATGGCAAGCAAGGGCAAGGTCATGAGCGAAGAAGTTACTGGACAGTTGGGCGATGTGATTCCAGGGGCTCTTTCTTTGATGGCCGATGCTGCTGGCATGAGCATGGCTGATTTTAAAAAGGCAATGGAAGATGGCCTTGTAAGTGGCAAGGCAATGGAGCAATTATTTACCAATCTTCCCATTGTTCTTGAACAGCGTTTTGGGAAAGGTGCGGCAGGCGCAGCGCAGACTCTGCAGGGACAGTTAAGTAATCTTGCAACTGAAACCACTCGTCTTTACGAAGCCTTTAATCCTATTGTCACTGTTATTGCTGAAACCGTTCTGCCTATTCTTTCTTCTGCGTTAAAAGACGCTCAGGATGCAGTCGAAGCCTTTGGCTTAAAAATCAATGGCATTAATCCTGCTGTTGGGAATTTAAGCGAGGGAGCGCAAAATCTTTACAAAGCTTTTGAAATTCTTGTAAGTACGGCGCAATCGGTTGCCACCATTATTGAATCTTTAAGTGGAATATTTAATATCCTAGGGACCACCCTTTCGGTGGTATTGCAAACGATTAACGCAGTTATTGGTAACCCAATTGGAGAATTTTTTGTCAAACTTGCTGTAAACATAGGAGTTGCGACAGCGGCCCTGAATTTATTTGCAAAAGCAGGAATCGCAGGAACCGTAAGCCAGTTGATTGTGATGATTCGCAATCTTGACTTATCTATTGCTTCTTTACGAGTATTGATTACTACATCTAGGGCCGCGAAAATCGCCGTGGGCGGCATTGTCGCTGGTGGAATTATTTTGGCTATCGAGGGGCTTGCAACAAGTATTGCCAATGCAGAAAGACAAACTAACAAGTTAAAAGACGCGGCACTTGGAGCTGCCGACGCATTGAAGCAAATGAGCTTCCAGCAGCTTAGGGGAGAGGAGGCGAATGTCCAAAAAATGATTCGCAACATTGAAAGACTTCAAGCTGCAGCAGGAGGCGGAATTAGTCTTACTCGTCCAACTCAAGAGCAAATTGCCACGGCAAAAGAATTAGGGCTTCCATTGACTGGAGGAAGAGGGCGTGGCGGTCAAATGTCTATCGATCTCACTCGCGCGGAGGGATTGAGACAGCAGCTTATCGAGCGACTTCCTGTCATTCGTGGCGAAATGAAGAGCCGTTTTGAAACTCCCGCCACTGCAGCAACTATTACGCCCATCGAGCTTTCCGCCCAAGAAGAGAAAAGCAAGAAGGGTCGCAGCAAATCAATGGACGAATTGATTGGTGGAAAGATTGAAAGGGATATGAGAAGGGCTCTTGCAGCGCTGGGACCAGATGTGCAGACAAGGTTGGGAGTAGTAGGGGAAGATGAAAGAGCGAGGCGAATGGTCGAATATTATGGTCAATATCGAAAAATTGCCATAGAACTATATGCCATTCAACAGACCATCAAAGTAGTAGAGAGGGATAGGGCTCTGTTAGTTGCCAATGGTTTGGATCCAGAGGAGAAGCTTCTTAACCTTAAGGCCAAGCAAACTGAACTTGTTTATGAACTACAGGAAGTATCCATAAAGCAGTACAACGCTTCTAAGAAGGCAAATAAAGAGGAAGAAGAGCAGTATGGTAAATTTAAGCGAGATTTGGAAGATATCAGGATCAAAAATGGTTTAATTCCAGAGG